GGACTGCATGTTTAGCATTTAGCTTTATTTGTGGCATGTTCGTAGCGCATATCATTGAAATGGGTCATGGCTGCACGATTACTGTGGAAAGAGGGCGTGAAGCGCATGTGTATATTGGGAGAGCAGAATGAAACCTCACAAATGGGCAAAAGAAATAAAAGCATGGGCTGATGGTGCAGAGATTGAAATGCGAATGCTTAATAAAGAAGATAACACTTGGTATGAATGGGAAAACATGAGTGACATTCTTCGATTTTCAAATGATTACTGGTGGGAATACCGCATTAAACCACAGCCTAAAGAGCCACAGTATTTGTATGTGTATAAAAACGTAGATGGATTAGCAATTATATTTACTGAATGGCAACATGAAAGTGGATACATAGGCAAAATTAAACTTATTGAGGATGAAAATGATTAGCAATATATATGTAATTTATGGAGTTGGTTGGTGGGGATATCGTAGAACTACAGAGCCAAGAATTGCTTTTTCTGATATTAGAAAAGCAAATAAACTTAAAAATAAATTAAATGAAAAAAGCACAGAATACACATATAAAGTTAAAAAAATTAAACTGGAGCAAGATGATGAATGACCGTTACTTGGAGCATCTAGGAAGACTTATCATTAACACTTACGGAATCAAAGAGCAGCATCCATTGATGGTGGGTAAGCTGATTCAAACATCTTATAGGTTACTTGAGGAAGAAGAAATCCGTGATTTGCGTGAAGAAGTGAATAAATCACAATGGGATGAAAAGCGTATGGATGTTGTGGGTAGCAACGGAAACGAAGGATTACATTATGCAGATTGAAATAGATGATGATTACAAAGATATTCTATTGGTTGGTATTCTTAAAGCTGAAAAAAAAATGATTGAATACTTTTTAGAAGAAAATGATTATTGGCATCCTGATGATAGACTTGCAGATGAAGAAACATTGCATGGATTAAATATCTTGTTAAAATACTATGAGGTGCAATGTGAAGTTGCTTCTACGCCCAATAAAGTTTAGAGGCTCACAGCTTTTAATGAAAAGATTTATAAAAGTTCGTAGATTTTACAAAAATGAGCGTAGAATAAATGAATGGTATAAATATCGTGGGTATAAGAAACTGTGAAATACGTTCTATTAGATGAAGAAGGCCAGCCAATCAGGTACTTTGATTACCCAGCAGAGGGTACTGTGCCTGTGCCTGAAACGCCACCATATAAAATAGATTGGAATAACTTTGAGGAAGCCCCATTATGACTTATAAATCTGAATATTTTAAACCTGGAGAAAGTCTAATGCATGACCTTTGGATTGATAGAATTACTAAAGAAGAAAAATTATTTAATGAAATGAAGAATAGTGAAGAACTAAAAACAGATTTAGGTGATGCTTACGAGAAAATGCGAAATAAACATGACAATGTACATAAGCCTGCTCACTATCAAGGCAAGGTAGAATGTATTGATGCTATTGAAAGCGCAGTAGAAGGCTTGGAAGGGATAGAAGCGGTATGTACAGCGAATGTGATTAAGTATGTCTGGAGATACAAAAGAAAAAATCATTGCGAAGATTTGCGGAAAGGGCTTTGGTATTTAAATAAACTAATTGAAATAAATGAAAATAAATCTTGACTTTTTCATGGATTTGTGTATAATGAGAAAGTTGGTTGCTGGAGAGCTTAAATTTTAAGTGCTTGTACCACTTAAAAGCCAACAATTACTCAATCTCATCGTACAAGGATACATCATGTTATTTCATAAAATTTGTAATAAATGCAAACAAGAAAAACCATTATTTGATTTTAGTGAACATCCAAAAGGTATTTTAGGCAGACAAACACATTGCAAATCTTGTGTTGCAGAAAATCATCGTAAATATAATTATAAAAAACCTTGTATTTCATGTGGAAAAGAAAAAGGAGAAGGAATACCACAAGGAGCTAAATTATGCTTGGAATGTTCTAAAGTTTGTTTTGATTGCAAAAAAAATCCAAGAATGAAACAACATCGTAGATGTTATGAATGTAGTAGAAAAAGAGATAATGAAAGAAATGCTAAATTAAGAGAAAATCCAGAAAAAACTCTTGAGTTTAGAATTAATAAAACATCAAGTAAATATAAAATATCAAAAGAACATGCAAAAGTATTATCACTTACAGAAAATTGCACTTGTTGCAATAAATATCTTCCAGAATTGAAACAAAGGCATGTTGACCATTGTCACAAAACTGGAAAGGTAAGAAATGTTTTATGTTTTAATTGTAATGCAGCTCTTGGTCACGTAAATGATAGCCAAGAAATATTACAAAAACTTATTGATTATTTAAAAAAATATAGTTAGGGCAAGATTTGGTAGCTACTGCATGTTAGTGTGAAAGCCAGAAAAATCCTAACTTGCTACATCCTCTTATGCTGGCTTAACGCCCTAATAGTAACCGTCTGTTTCGCCTTTAATTGTTTTAGCAACACCTGTATCAATTAAAATCTTGGCTCTTTTGCGAAGTTCATCTAGATTTTTTGCATCTTGACCGATATAACGACCATATTCATTGTTAGTCGTATCCATTTGTCTTTCAGTATCAGCTTCCATAGGCGCACCAACAAAAGGTATGTGACTTTCGTGTAGCCAACCACCGAATTGCGCTGGTGCATTGCCATATTTGTTAGCCATCATGCCAGACCATAACAAATGACGATAAGCATCAGCAGGGCCATTATGCTCGGTATTTTTTCCATACAATGCAATCGCTTCATCAGAAGCCATCTTTTGAGCTGTATATGGATTAGCAGGTATATCTGTCAATAATTGTGCTAATTTGTTTGCTTTATCTGCCATATAATCCCTTTAAAACGCATTTTAACGCTCGCTAATCGATTTTCTTTTTAATTTAATACTAGCGTTCCAACTGAAGAATATAATCGCCTAATTTGCGTGTATTTTCTTCGTCTAAACACATACCGCCATTAACCTTTTGTATCTTGAGGGTCGGTTTGGGGACTGACGGCTTCTTGATGGTACACATGCAACTCGTTAAAGTGATGCTCAAACCAATCAGCAGGAGCTTCCTCAATAGCATCATGCTCTTGTTGTACATGTTCTGCTTCCTTTTTTGCTGCCCAATCTTGATATAGAGCGAGCAGCCTATCTATGATTAATAGAAAGTATTTCATTTGTCTTTAGTAAACACACCCAATGTGCCTATTACAGCTAAACCAAGTGCAACAATAGCATCAGCTTGGTCAGGTGAAATAGATACGCCTACGGCTGTTAAAAGTGCTACTAGACCACGCCATGTAGATGCTTCTTTACCACGAGCTAAAATAAAGTCTTTCATACTGCCTCCTTGTATTGGTGATATGTTGCTACACCGTTATTAAATGTTGCTGTTAAAAATTGATTACGCATTTCAGGTGCAAATGAGATATGTACCCATGTACCTTCCATAATACATTGGTCGCACTTAATCCCTGTGCGTTTGAGCTGTCTTACAATAGCTTCAGGATTGCCAAAAGACGGGGCGGTGAAATCGGCAGCGTATCCATCCATGTGAGCTGATTTTGAGCTTCCACCGATAAGTTTATTAAGAGCAGAAGAACGATAACCAGAACTAATATGTATAGAAGAAAGGAGTATTGCTCTAACTTGTTCAAGTCCTTTAGCAAGCGTTTCAAGGTTTCTTTTAACTGCGTCTGACGGTTCATTATCAATTCCTTTGCGTGTTGCCGTTTGAGAAAATGTTAATTCCTCAAGCGTAAAATGTTCCGTCAATTTCGTCATTTAAGATTCTCAAGTTTATATAAAGTAGATAGGAATAATTCTACAATTTCATCAATCTTATTTTGAATTGCCGTATCTTCTTTTGTGGCTACTTTATAGCGATTCTTTTCAACGTAATCTAGTTTACCTGCCACGAAATATACTGGGTCAGTACCCTTTTTAGCAGTCAGGATAGGAATATCAATAATTCCTTCTTTTCCTTGTACCATTTCAGCTAGGTCATCAATTAGGTCTAGCAAATCTTCGTAAAAGTTACCTAAAGCCTTATGTTCGGAGTAGGATTTGGTAGAAAGATGATATCTGTGAGCCAGCTCTCTAGTTAAAAATAGTGTTGCTAAAAAATCACCCATTATCTATCACCTTTCAAAAATACTAAATCGTCATCATCAATCATACCGACTTCGTCATCAGTAATCAGTACGCATTCGCCACAGACATCCGTTTCCTGTTCATCTTCTTCTATCTCAAAAACGGTCCCGCACCAACTGCACACCGATATTTTTCTCATTTATATTTCTCTTTCAGATATTTCAATGTCAGAGGAAGTTCGTCAAAACGACCATCATGTACATCGTAAAGCATATAGCAACCCCTAAAATGGTTGTTTTGCTGTGGCCCTAAATAGCTCTCATGATGTTCATAACAAGACCCGCAAATCACGGCCGTCATTTCGTTGCCTGCTGCGTTCATACCATAAGCAATCTGTCTGCCTTGTTGATGGAAGGCAAAACATGACATGTGTTTTTTGGTAAGTAAGGCTGCTGCGCTGGTGATAGGTCTGCCCATAACGCCCGAACTGAAAAAATGCGAGAACGCTATTCCCTCTATAATCACCACATCAAGAAACTCATGCACTTTCCAGTCCTGATAAGGTAAATCGTCAGTAGAGATTAAACCTTCTAATTTACGGTCATCGTTGATTGCTCGATTGATACGGTCTTCGTGATTTCCTAACAGCATGTGCATATCAGGCTTATATTGTTTATCTTTGTTGCGTCTAGCTCTGTCATTAAAATCAAATAAGGGCTGAAGAAGGGCATCCATCGCCTCTCTAGCAGCCCAAATATCTTTTTGATAGCTACGACCTTCAAATGACTTTTTGCCGACATCATAAGAAGAAAGGGATTCCATATCGCTGAAATCCCCTCCGCATACAATAATATCTGGCTTCTTTTTGACTATGTATTTCCCAATACAAGTAAGAAACGAAAAGTCAACATCTGGCTTTGCTTGAACATCAGGTAGAACGAAAATTGTTTTACTCACAATCACTCCTAGTGAAGTTGAGGCACATCTCCGTTACCAATCTCATAGTAAATACCCAAATCGCCATCTTCAGAGAATAGTTCAATTAGCGTGCCATCATCGAATTCCATGACGAAATCGTCATCATCGTTTATATACACCTCTACGAGCGTTCTGTCAAGCATGCGTTCAAACAACATCTGAAGTTTGTCGTATTCATCCATTATTTAAACATCTGCGTAAGTAAGAAAACAATAATAAAGCCAGCAGTTCCCATGAGGATTTGCTCTAGTCTTTTAAGCCTAGCATTGATAGCCTCATAACGAATAGCACACACGGCTTCGTGTGAATTTAGTCGTGCTTCTGTTTCAGTCATTATTTAGCCTCTAAAGTTTCAATGCGAGCTTTAAGTTCTGTGATGATGGCTTGTTGCTCCTGTATTGCTGCTGTAAGAGTAGCTACTAGGAATGAAGTATCAATGCCTTGATATTGTGGATTGCCTTCTTCGTCAATAGCATCTTTAGTTCCAGTTACTGCATGAGGACAAACTTCTGCTAACTCATGGGCAATAAAGCCTTCGCCATCAGAGCCATCAGATTTCCATGTATAAGTTACAGGTTTTAATAATGCAATTTTATCTAAAGCACCAACCATAGGTGCTACGTTTTCTTTTAAACGATAGTCTGATGATGTATTGTAAGCTACAGCTGTTGTGCCATTTTGTGTAATAGTACCTATTGCAGTTCCATTAAACCTAAATGCCGCATAATAATTTCCAGATATTCCAGAACTTGAATGTCCGATACCAAGATAACTATCAGAACCATTGCCGCCATTCATTAAAAATCCGCCAGAAGCAACTCCTGTTGAGGTTGTTCCCACCAACACATTACCACTAGAATCGATACGCATACGTTCTGAACCGCCACCAGTTCCACCTGTATAAAATATCATGTTATTGGCACCACCAAGACGAAGCTCGGCAGATAATAATTCAAGGGCTTTATAGTTTGTAGCAGTTGAATCCATTGCTTTTAATGCTGGACCATCTGTTGCATTAACATGACCTGTTACAATTAAATTATCATTTGCTGCCGCATACACTTGCAATTTACCGTTTGGACTACTTGTACCAATCCCTACGTTACCAGAGGTATCAATGACCATTAAAGGAGATGTAGCTAAATCAGCGTCATTGTATTTAAAACCAAAAAAATTGCTAGAATTTGCACCGACATACCAACTGGTTGTTGCTTGCTTAAATTGAATATTTGTATTTGAGTTGCTACCGCCACTTCTTGAGAATGTAGCAATAGTTGCAACACCTGAACTATCAACATGTAATTTCTGTGCTGGACTACTTGTACCAATCCCTACGTTCTGACTAGAATCTACCGTTACAGCAGTTGTATTAGCAGATTGAATTGTAAATGAACCGCTTGATGAACCAACTTGAGGTGTTACTACTTTTGTAGTAGCAGTCAATGTTGTAACTGTTTCAGTAGCACCATTAGCGTCAGACAATAATTGGAAGTTAGTACCATCGTACATCACTTGCACAGCAGCACCAGAAGCAATATCACCTGACACCAAAGCAGAACCATCAGTCTTAACTAAAGATTTAGCACCAATAGAGTTAAGGTTAAGTGTACAAGCACCTGTATTCGCACCAGCAGCGATAAAACGGAATACTTGACCTGCTACATATCCTGTCATACCAACAGGCGCTGTGGCGGTGATTGTGTTCGTTCCAGCCACGCTTGTGAGATAGTTTAGAGTACCATCTTCTACTTGAGCTGCTGAAGCATACATAGTACGCACAGTTGCATTACCTACGCCTGTATGAGCATAAGTACCCATAGGAAGGTTAGCGACAGGGGTTGTTTGACCATCATAAGCGATAGATTGCGTTAGGGCGGTAGCAATATCTGATAGTGTGCCGTTAGCCCATGTTGATGATATGGTGGTGCCTGTGGTAACTGGATTACCAGCAGGTAAGCTATATGTTCCTGACCCGTTTCGGCTCATTGTGTCTTCCTTTTCCATTACAATACATGTATAATCTTATTTTTGAGAGGAGATTAACATGCCATTTAAAAACCCACATCCACTTTACAATGTATATCACTCAATGAAAGAAAGATGCAGAAATAAAAACAATTCCCTTTATCACAGATACGGTGGCAGAGGCATTACCGTATGCAGTAGATGGCTAGAATATAAAACTGGTTTTGCAAACTTTTTATCCGATATGGGAGAAAGGCCAGAAGGCTTTAGTCTTGAACGAATAAATAATAATGGGAATTATGAACCATCAAATTGCAAATGGGCATCCCGTAAAGAGCAGCAACGCAATCAACAAGTAACCAGAAAAGTAATTGTTGAAGGCATTGAATATATAGCAGCAGATTTAGCAGAAATTGCAAAAGTTAAAACTGATACTATTGTAAACAGAGCTAATGCTGGCTTTACATATCAAGAAGTAATTAGTCCGATTAAAAAACATAATTTAGAAGGATTAAAACTTGGTGGTAAAGCTAGTGCAATTAAAAAAATTACAAAAAAATCATTGTAAAAATGGACATAAATTTACATCCGAAAATACTTATATCTCAAAACAAGGCTGGAGAAGATGTCGTCAATGTCGCAGGGTTTCCTGAACCGTTGCGTGACATTTATTACTCTCCTTGAGTTAATTCTGGTATGGATGAATAACCTTCTGCTCTGGAAATTGTAGAAACGCCAGGCGGAACTTTATTTTGACCCATTGCATATAACAATTTAGCTAATGCAGTTTTTGTTGATGGATTTCTGTCTAAAAGATATGTTGCAGCTTGAATTGGATGCATTAAATAAGCCAATCCACCTAATTCACGATTAGATGCACGATTAGCAGCTCTTTCAATAACATCTTGAGCATTTAATAATTTACCTTCTGCTGCATTTAACGCATTTACATCAGGTACTTTTTCAGAGATGCCTTCTTTAAGACCTCTAGCTAATGCTTTTTGAGCTTCACGAGATGCAGAGCCAATTTCGCCATAGGCTTTTTCACCTAATGAACGATATGTGGCTTGTTTCATCTTTTGTGCTAATTGCACAGGAATTTCTGTAGTGCCTTCGCCAAATAAAGGGTGAGCCAAGAAACTCTTTTCAGCAGTATCAATCGCAGCTATATCAGCTTGAGGATTTACTGAATACATGAAATTTTGTTTAATATCACGCAACTTATCAGCAACTTTAGATAATTCTACTTTTTCTGTTGAGCTAGCAATTTTAGATTTAATTTGGTCATCAAGACCTGCAATCATTGAATCTAATTTTTCAACGCCAGATTTAGTTGGATATAAACCTTTAGTATTTAAAATGGTTTCTATTGCATCTTTAGCAGCGCCAGATTCATATTGCTTTACTGTAGGCTTTAAAGCACTCTTAACATATTCTTCAGCTTTGCTATTTAACAATCCAGCCAATTTCTTATTAGTTGCAGATACAGCA